TGCCTAACTGATATGACACAGCCGACGAAGGACCAGATTCGTCAGGCGGCAGAAGAAGACCTCCTGACATTTATCAAGCTAGTAGCACCACACCGGGTGCTGGGCCAGTGTCACGAGGATGTTATCACATGGTGGAATCGCCCCGATCACGGCGATCACCAGATGCTACTCTTCCCTCGTGACCACCAGAAGAGTACCCTAGTAGCTTATCGGTGCGCGTGGGAGATTACCCGGAACCCGGCTGTAACAATCCTGTACATCAGCGCCACCTCTGGACTAGCTGAGAAGCAGCTACAGTTTATCAAGGACATCTTGGACAGTCCTCGCTACCGCAAGTACTGGCCCGACATGGTACACCCCGAAGAGGGCAAGCGAGCGAAGTGGACCAACTCTGAGATTCAGGTTGACCACCCGAAGCGAGCTGCCGAAGGGGTGAGAGACTCGACGGTATTTACCTCGGGCCTCACAACGAACATCACCGGACTGCACTGCAACATCGCAGTCCTAGACGACGTAGTAGTTAATGAGAACGCTTACACAAAGGAAGGTCGTGATAAGGTCGAAAGACAGTACTCATTGCTAGCTAGTATCGAAACCACTGGAGCGCAGGAGTGGATTGTCGGTACTCGCTACCACCCCCGCGATCTGTACGGAACGCTCATGGACGTTTCGTACGATATCTATAATGAGAAAGGGGAGGTGATCGAAAGCAAGCCCGTCTATGAGGTTCTGCAAAAAGAAGTGGAGGACATGGGAGACGGTACGGGGGAGTTCTTATGGCCCCGTATGCAACGAGGAGATGGTCGCTGGTTTGGTTTCAACACGCAGATCCTCGCACAGAAGAGAGCCAAGTACTTGGACAAGACACAGTTCTACGCCCAGTACTACAACAACCCGAACGACCCCGGCGAATCAGCTATTGACCCGACGCTGTTCCAGCACTACGACAGGAAGTACCTGAAGTACGAGAACGGGAAGTGGTGGTTCAACGGTAAGGTTCTCAACGTATTCGCTGCCATTGACTTTGCGTTCAGCCTCAAGGTGACAGCCGACTACACAGCCATGATTGTTGTAGGTGTAGATTCAGACGGCTATATCTATGTGCTCGACATCCAACGAGCGAAGACAAATAAGGTCAGCGACTACTTCGATATGGTACTGCAAGCCCACATGAAGTGGGGCTTCAAGAAGATACGAGCTGAGGTGGTGGGCGGACAGGCTGTCATCGCCCAGCACATTAAGGACGAGATCCGCAGGGAGGGGCTAGCCCTGTCGGTGGAAGACTATCGCCCCAACAGAATGATGGGCTCTAAGGAAGAACGTATTCAAGCAGCCCTGAAGCCTCGGTACGAGAACCGGACTATCTGGCACTACCGAGGTGGTTACTGTGAGGACTTGGAACAAGAACTCATTATGTACAACCCACCTAACGATGACATAAAGGATGCCTTTGAATCAGTGTGCGGTATCCTACGACCACCGCTTAAGCAGAGCGCTATGAAGCGGGACCGCAAGGTACTGACACACGCCCGATTTGGAGGGGTATATTAAATGCCGAGAATAGCAAAAGCCGTACAGGAAATACGCGATATCCTTAACACGGGAGATCGGGTAGCGGACTTCGTAACGAACCGCTACACAGCCTACCGTAACAATTCAACCACTATCAGGGAAGAGCAAAAGGAACTGCGTAACTACATTTTCCAGACGGACACGACTAAGACGACCAATAAGCAACTGCCGTGGAAGAACAAGACCTCTATCCCGAAGATATGTCAGATCCGGGATAACCTCCACGCAAACTACATGGCCGCTTTGTTCCCACACGACGATTGGTTCAAGTGGGAAGCAGAGTCACAGGAAGGCGTAACCCGTGATTCAGCCAGAGCTATTGAGGCTTACATGAAGCAGAAGATCCGCGAGTCGGATTTCAAGCGTACCGTGTCGCAGCTTGTGCTCGACTACATAGATGCCGGTAACGCTTTCGCTGAAGTAACGTACCTCAACGACCAGTACGAAGACCCAGACGGGCTCTCCTATACTACGTACGTCGGTCCCAAGCTAGAGCGTATCTCGCCTTACGATATCCAGTTTGACCTGTCGGCCTCTTCTTTCAAGGAAGCAGCTAAGATTACTCGCTCGCTCATAAGCGTGGGTACTCTCAAGTACGCCGCTGATAATATCCCCGGATATGAGTGGGCGGCAACTGCCGTAGAGCAGTGCCAGAAACGACGCAATGAACTCAGCTCGTACGGCGACTCCGACATGGACAAGGCCGAGGGCATCCAGATAGATGGCTTCGGTTCGTTCCGTGAGTACCTGTCCTCAGGTATGATCGAGATTCTAGAATATGAAGGGGACACCTATAATCAGGAGACCGGCGAGGTTAATACAAACCGTCGCATTATTGTCGTTGACCGGAAGAATACCGTACTCGACGAGCCCATCAAGACTTGGGTTGGTCGCTCCAACAAGGAACACGTTGGCTGGAGAACCCGGCCCGATAACCTTTGGGCGATGGGTCCGCTATCTAACCTCGTAGGAATGCAGTACAGGTTGGACCATCTGGAGAACCTGAAGGCTGACGTATTCGACCAGATCGCTCACCCCATGTTCATCATCTACGGACAGGTAGAAGACTTTGAGCTGGGTCCTGATGAGCGCATCTTCGCAGACGTTGACTCACGAGTAGATGTCATTCGTCCAGAACCGACAGCCTTGAACGCTGACTTCCAGATGCAACAGTTAATGGGCAACATGGAGGAACTGGCAGGTGCGCCTAAGCAAGCGATGGGTATACGAACCCCCGGTGAAAAGACCGCCTTTGAAGTCCAAGCACTTGAGAACGCAGCAGGTCGAATCTTCCAGCAGAAGATTCAGCATTTCGAAGAGCACTTTATCGAGCCCCTTCTTAACCAGATGTTGGAAGCCGCTCGACGGAACATCCAAGGAGTAGAGCTTGTCAAGTCTCAGAACGAAGAGTTCGGACTCCAAGAGTTCCTCAAGATTGGACCGGACCAGCTTAACGCTCGTGGCAAGCTGCGTCCCGTAGGTGCTCGTCACTTCTCTCGTCAGGCACAGATCATGCAGAACCTCATGGGTCTGGTGGGATCTGGCCTGCTCCAAGACCCGGCAGTATCGGTCCACATGTCCGGCAAGAAGATTGCCGAGCTGGCCGAGGAGATGCTCGGGCTTGGTAAGTACGACATCGTACAGGAGAACATCCGAATCATCGAACAGATGGAGACACAGAGCGCAGCTACGATGGCGCAGCAGAACGTAGCCGAAGAGATCCAAGGTCGTAACCAAGTTATGAACCAGCAGATGGATGAGGAAGAAGCTGCTGTTATGGAAGGCGTTGAGTAGTGGCGAAGATCCCTACAGATGCTAACCTGATGTCTCCGATGGGGGACATGGGGATAGCAGTAGGTATTGGTGCGATTCCCGGTTGGACCTCGTTCCGCAAGTTTGGAGTCAACCCGGCAGTAACTGCCGCTACTCAGGACATCTGGGGACAGGGTGGTACGCTGTTATGGCCTGACGCTGCGGGTACTGTGTCAGTTGTCAGCACCAGTACAGATGACGATGGCGACCCCGCAGGTATCGGGGCGCATGAAGTCACCATTCAGGGGCTGGATTCCAACTATCTGGAGGTGCAGGAGACTGTCACCCTCAACGGCACGACCCCTGTCGTGACTACGCAGACCTTCCTGCGCGCCAACCGTATGTTCGTCGGAGAGTGTGGCAGTAACGATTCAAACGTGGGAATCATCCGTGCCTCCATCGGGGGCAACGTACAGGAGTCCATCCTTGCAGGGCAGGGACAGAGTGCCGTCGCGTTGTACACCGTACCTGCCGACAAGTACTTCGTCATAGACTACTACTCTGTGGGTGTAGGACGTATGGCTGGTTCCTCAGACGCGAATATCAAGGGGCAGATCAGACTGTACGATGACACTGTAGCAGATGCATCAGCGCATCAAGGATGGAGGACTATCTCCAACCTGTATGTGTTCAATGGGCAGGAACATATCAATTCCAAGAGTGTGACAATCATTCCACCCAGAACGGACATACGTACGGTCATTACATCCTCCGTAGCCACGCAGGCACACGCCGCTTTCGGTGGATACTTGGTAGATGTAGCCAATCAAGGTAACTTTGGATGAGAAAGTTAGACACACGATGGTTCAAGGAGGACCGGGTACCCGGTGATCCTGAACTAAGTAGAGAACAAACTGAATCCACGGCTAAGGCTTTAGCCAACAGCACCCTCCTCATCAGGAGGTTGACCAGAATTTTAGAAGAGGACATCGAAAAGACTATTCGCCAAGAAGAGGATTTTGATGATCCGGCTTGGGAGCGGAAGACCATCGCCGCTGCTGCCGAGCGTAAAACCCTAAGGCGAATAATCGAACTATTACCGTAAGGAGACATGACCAATGTCTGATGAACACCTAGACCAAGGTGACAGCTTGGTAGCAGCCCTCGTAGGTGAGGGTAAGAAGTACGCAAACTTGGAAGAGCTTGCTAAGTCGAGGATCGAAGCTGACAATTTTATTGACCAGTTGAAGTCTGAGAACGCAGACCTGCGTAGTTCTGCCAACCAGCAGAATACCATCAAGGATGTGATGGACGCTATCAAGTCCCAAAACAGGAACGAAGGAGCTGGCGCGACCCCGTTAGACGACGACGTTCTTCAGCAAAAGATTAACGATCTACTTGAAACGAGAGAGGCCGAGCGCACCCGCAAAGCCAATCGTTCCGATGCGGAGAAGCTGGTGCAGTCCAAGACTGACAGTGACCCCAAAGACTGGGTCGGTGAGAAAGCCAAGCAACTTGGTATGTCTGCCGACACACTTTGGAAACTGAGCGAAGAATCGCCAACCGGATTTGCAAATCTCGTAGGACTCGGTAATCAAAAACCCTTTAGCTCAGGCAACCCCGGAGCACTACCTCACGCTAACGCTGATGCACTCAGACCCAGCGCCTCTCTAGAAATAGAAGGTCATAAGACCAAGGCATGGTACGACCAACAGCGAAGCCAGATGGGCGCTAAGAAGTTTATTAACGACCGTCAGATGCAGTTAGGTATGTTGCGTTCTAGGGAAGCCTTGGGCGACAAGTTCTACAATTAACTACTGTTAAGGAGTAATACCACATGTCGATGACGACTGCTGCGTCCGCTCTCTTGATCCGTAGTGAAGTGTGGGCAGGCCAGCTTAAGGAAGTCTTGCAAGACGACCTCAATGCTCAGGGCTGGGTAAACTGGCTGTCGGAATTCCCCGATGGCGATCAGTTCACCGTTCCTAGTATTGGTGAGTCGACGATGCGTGACTATACTGAAGATACGTCCATCGTCTATGACGCTCTGGATACTGGTGAGTTCACCTTCACAATCACGGAATACGTGAGTGCTGGACATTACATCACCGAGAAGAATCGTCAGGATTCTTTCTACGCTTCGCAGCTTGAAGCTGCTTTTGTACCCTCGCAGGCCCGTGCACTGGGCGAGCGTCTGGAAACAGACATCCTCGCACTTGGTGCTGGTGGTGCCTCGGGTGGTCAGACGGCTAGTGCCACCAACTCGATCAATGGCGCTGAGCACCGATTCATCGGTACCGGCACCAGCGAGACGATTGCTATCGCTGACTTCGCGAAAGCTCTGTACGCCCTGAAGAAGGCTAACGTACCGGGCTCTAGCCTGATGGCGATTGTTGATCCGTCGGTTGAGTACGAGCTGAATACGTTGACGAACATTGTCAACATGTCCAATAACCCCCGTTGGGAAGGTCTCGTTGCTGAAGGCATCGGTTCCGATATGGCGTTCGTTAAGAGCATCTTCGGTTTCGACTGCTACGTAAGCAACTACCTGCCGACCGCTAACGAAACGATTACGTTGACGACCGCTGCTGGTGTTGCCAACATCTTCTTCTCGGCTGCTTCTACCGACATCCTGCCGTTCATGGGCGCGATGAGGCAGATGCCGAAGGTTGATGCTGAGTACAACAAAGACAAGCAGCGTGAGGAATACGTGACGACCGCTCGTTATGGTCTGAAGGTATACCGTCCCGAAAATCTCGTTTGTGTCCTGACCGACACTGACCAAGTATAAGGAGATAAGTCATGGCTAGAAATGCAACTTGGACGAACTCCGACGGTTTGGTAGTAGGTTTCGGTACTCACACGGCAGATAACAACGTAGGTGCTGTTTCGGCAGAAGGCCCGATTAAAACTCTGGTCAAAGAACTGCCGGATGCAACTGCACTGGAAGCAACGTCCGCAGTGACGGTAGCTTCTATTGCTCCTCAGGAAGTTGTGATCCCCCGTGGATCGCGTATCTTGGAAGCTAGCTTTCAGGTTATTACGGCTTTCACAACCTCTGCTTCGGGCGCTCTCGACATCGGTACGCACTCTGCTGCCGCTGTTGACGACGATCCGAACGGTATCGACGCAGCCATTGCCGTAACGGCTCTGGACGCT